TACCGAAGAAACTCCTAAAAGTGAGGGCTTTGACCCAACATCTTTTATGACAGGTTCAGAAGATAATGTTAATAACTTATCTGAACAACCTCAATCAGAAACACCGCAAGCTGAAGAAACGCAAACAGCTGATAATGAAGACGATGGGTTTTCATGGGAATCAGTGGAAGTGGAAGAGCCTGTAGCTGAAACTGAAGAAGTTGTAGAAGAGGTTGTCGAAGAAACAGAAGAAGATTGGGATTCTGATGAAACTGAAAATGTTGAAAGTCAAGAACCTACAGCTCCTGAGTTGAATTGGGAAGAAATAGGTAAAGAAACTGGTATTGAGGCTGCTTCTAAAGAAGAATTTATCGAAAAAGTAAAAGACGCTTTAAAGCCTGCTGTACAAGAAAATGATGTTATTAAAAATCTAAATTCTTATTTAGAGTTATCTGATAAAGAATTAGTAATAGCAGATATGCGTGCAGCTAAATACGACAATGAAACTATTGAAGACACAATAGATAGATTAGACACAGCTGGTCTTTTAAAGCGTGAAGCTACTATGGTAAGAAGTCAACTTACTAAGCACATACACAGCGAGAAAGACAGAATTCGTCAAGAAGAAAAACAAGCTGAACAACAAAAAACTGAAGGTGCTACAAAGTCAAGAAAAGAACTACAAAACTTTATTAAAGGTAAAGAAGAGTTTTTTGGAGGCAAAGTATCTCAGAAAGATAAGAAACAATTATACAATTATATAACTAAAGGGAATTTTGCCCAAGAAGTATTTGAATCTCATGCCAATGTTGCGGAGGCTGCCTTCTTATGGCGAAACAAAGAAAAGATTTTTAAGATGGTTCGAACGCAAGGCGTAGAACAGGGAAAATCTAGAATTCTGGATGGTATAACATCACCATCAAAAGGAAGTCGTTCTTCTAAGAGTTTTGAAGCTCCAAAGAAAGGCTTTGACCCTAAGAAGTTTTTAACGTAGAAATGTTTATAAAACGATTAATGAATTTTAAAAATTAAAACAAATGAAGGTTTATAATGCAAAATATGACCCTGCGTATAACACGGCTGACAATTCACTCGTGCAAAATATGCTAAAGTACCCTGAGATTGCGAAGAAAATCATTGAATTGTACCCTCGCTACTCTATGACGTACTTACTAGAACGCCTAGGATTTGGTGCTTCTGAAAAAGTAATTGGTGGAAGCTCTTTTGAGTGGAAAATTATGCAACGTTACAAAGCTCCTGCTGTATTAGACGGAACTCAAACAACTAGTTTGACTTCAACTAAAACACAAGGAGATGTTTATTCTTTAAACATTGCTTCTGACGCTTCAGGCGATAACGAAGAGTTTTGTATGCTAGCAGTTAACGATGTAGTTCGTTTTGATGTAGGCTCTACTGCTTTAGTTACAGCTGTTGGTGCAGTTGATGCTTCATCTGGAGGATTTACAACAGTTACTTTCAAACAAATTTCTACTTCAGCTGCAGATGTAGCTGCGGGTAGTGTAGTTGCTGTAATTGGTTCTGCTTACGGGCAAGGGTCTTTAGGTGACGAAGTAGGTGAAGGATACGCTTATCCAGAAACTCACCGCAATCACTTAACTCTTTCAAGAAGAAAGTGTAAAATTAACGGTATTGACTTACACGATGTAACGTGGGTTGAGCACAATGGTCACCGTCTTTGGTACTTTACTAAAGAACAACAAATGACTGACCAATTCATGTACGAACTTGAATTGAACAGATGGTTTGGTAAGAAATCTATTGGTACAGACGATATAGGATACCCTGGTGATGCAGGTTCTGCTGCTTCTGGTCTTCCAATTATGGGTGACGGAATCTTAGCACAAATTGCAGCGGCAAATCAATTAACCACTGCTGGTATTGGTGTAACTGAAGGTGAATTGTTAAAATTCATTGGTCACTTATCTTTAAACTCTTTAAGAGCTACAGGTAATGAGTACGTTGTGTTTACAGGAATGCAAGGTATGATTCAATTCCAACAAGCTATGACTGCTCACTTAGCAACAATGGGTGCTGCATCAGGTTTGATTGCATCTAAGTCTGGTGAAGGTGTAGCTGTAGGTAGTAACTTTACTTCTTACTCTGCTTTAGGTAACAACATCAAATTGGTACACAATCCATGTTTTGATGACCCTAATGTAGCTGCAATGTCTTCTACAGGTGCTAACTCTGCTATTGGTGGATTTAACACAGCTCAATTATCTGGTTTGATGGTGTTTATGGACATGTCAGTACAAGATGGTGTAGCTAACGTTGAGCTTATTGCTAAAGGTGCAGAAGGATACAACAGAAACTACGTTAAGAAATATGTTCCTGGTATGATTAACCCTAACGACCCATCTTCTTTGATGGCTGCTAACGGTAATGATACATTTGAATGTCACATATTATCTGAGTCTGGAGTTATAATTCGTAACCCACAATCTTGCGGTGTAATTAAGCCTGCTGGATTAACAATTTAATTAAAATAAAACTTAAAAAAAATAGAAAAAATGGCTGAAGAAAAATACCTTAAGCAATACGAAAAATCCGCAGCTGGTAATTATTTACTACGTTCACGCGGTATTTTAGAAAACACGATAGCAGTAGCTGCTGCTCGTACATTAACACAAGAAGAATCAGGTTCTACTATTCTAGTAAACCCTGCTTCTGCTTATTCAATTACACTTCCTGCTGACAAAGCTGGTCTTAAATTTAAATTTGTTTATGTAGCTTCTGTTGCACACATAGTTAAAATTGATTCCGCTGCTGCTAATGGAATTAAAGGAATGTCAGTTGATGTTTCTGGTGCTGGTAACTTAATAGATAATCCTGCTGTACACTTTGTAGCATCAGGCGTTGTAGGCTCTGTAGTAGAATTAGTTTGCGATGGTACTACTTGGTTTGTTACTGCTGTAGATAGCGGTACAAATAAAATCATTGGTGGTGCATCTTAATCACTAATAATAAAAATATTCACCCCTTCTTCGGAGGGGGTGTTTTTTAACTTAACAAAAAAGAAAGCAAAATGGAGATTACAAAAAACCTTATTCATTACAAACACAACAATTTTTCTAAAATTTCTAATTTTAATTTTGGTGGTCAATATAAAGACAACACAGGTCGTCTACACCAATTAAAAGACATTAATGGTTTAGATAATGTGTTTGTTACTAATCAAGCATCTTTTATATTAAATAAGTCAATTGAAAGTGATGTTATTACTGATGATTGGTTAAAAAACCATCCAGAAATTAAGGCTGCTTGGACTAGAACAGATATACAAGAAAAAGAAGCAATAGAGACTAAAGAAACTTTGACTTCTGCACAAGCTATTATTGAAGCTGCTAAAATGTCTGATGTCGATGTTAAAACATTTGCTCAACTAAGTCGTTTTAATATGAACGCAAGTGTTGATGTATTAAGAGCTAAAGCTATTAAGGTAGCGCAAGAAAACCACGAAAAATTTATGTCAATACACTTTGACCCTGAGAAAAATTTACGTGTATTTATTCTTGACGCACTTAAAGCTAAAAAATTAAAATACAAGAATGAAACGTTTTATTACGGTAAAGAAGCTGTAGGAACTAACGAAGAACAAGTGTTAGTTTGGTTAAAAGATAACAAAGATATTTTAGCTATCTTGAAGCATGAAATAAGAGGCGAAGAAAAGCCTAAGAAAAAACTTGTAAAGAAGTAAATAAATGACTGTAGATAACGCCGTAGATAGAATACGAAATATTATTGAAAGTGAAACAACTGCATACTTTAGTAATGATGAATTAAAAGAATTCATTAAAATGGGTGTAGATGAGTTTATTCAACAATATTATATGGCGTTCGAAACTACACAAGACGCAAGAGATAAGTTATCTGATTTAGTTATAAGTAAAGAACAAGCATTACAAGATAGTGCTCCTGTTCTAATAGGTGATTTAGATGGAGATGACACATATGGTAGGTTTTTATCAGCATATGTAAAATCTACACCTAATGTAAACTTAAAAGTTATACAAATTAGCGACATAAGTNCTTATTTAAANGACCCTTTTAATAAAGCTGATTCNAGTAATCCAGTTATATATTTTAAGGAGAAAAAAATAAATACTTTAGGTTTATCTACTGCAACNNNNTGTGTGGTAACATATTTGCTGTACACTACTGATTTATTAAAATTAAATGTTTCTACACACGAAGAAGTGTGTCAGATTTCATCTCGTAAGGTATTGGCGACATTGGGAGACCCAAGATACCAGCTGATTCAGGCAGAAGTGACTGAACGACGAGTATAACGATGCTTTTTGCTCCCTGCTTTCTAGAAAGGGTAGAGTAGGGTAACCTATTTTACCCTTTCTTATTAATAAAAAATACTATGGCAACATTAAACGAAATAGCTTACAACATTAAAAACATTATTTCAGGTGGTGTAGCTTCTGATGATTCTGATATTTCTACAAGGCAAATTAAATTTATGATACATAATCATAGAGCTAATTTACTTATGCAATACACAGACAACGGAAAAAAATCATCTAATGCTTGTTTTCAGGTAGATACAATACTTCCTTTATCTAGTGGAGCGCATTTAAAAGACGTATTAGGCTTTAACGACAACAGAGCTATAAGAAGTATTGCTTTAAAGGAAGATAACGCAGTAGACTCAGAATATTCAGTTTTACCTATTGTGCAACATCACGACAGAATGTTCGTGAATCAATCAAGATTTGTTTTTAAATCAAATAGTAGAATAGCAACCTTGTCAGACAGAAAAGTTTATGTGTGGGAAGGTGACTCTGTAGTTACAAATGGTACACTAGAAATAAACGCTGTTTTTGCTAATCCAACTTTAGTTAGCTCGTACCAAGGTGATGACACAACATCATACCCTATACCTGAAGAACTTATTTCAGTTTTAGTCAAACAAATTTTATCACAGGAATTTAATGTGTTGATGAGTGTACCATCTAATGGTCCAAACAATCAATCAGATGAAAAAAATGCTATAGCTAAACCTGCTAACAATGAAAACAAGGCATAAACAAAGTAATCAAACTTATAAAAAATATAAAGATAAGTATGTGTCATTAAAAGATATATATAATTCTATAAAAGATAGTTTGAGAATAGAAGGACAGCGTGGTGAAAGACCAATGTCGTATGCTGAGTATTATTCGATATTAGAGCCTTTTTTAGACGAAACAATTAATGTTATAGCTAAAGAACAAGAGGTCTTTAAACTGCCTTTAAAATTAGGCACAGTGTATATAAAGAAACTACCACACACTAGACCGTTTCATGTTAGGTTAGATGTTGAGGCAAGCAAAGAGAAAAAAGAAGTTGTATTGTATAAAGTGCCTATATTAGACGAAGAGTATACTAAAGTTATGTGGGATAGACCTTATAAATATAATAATTACAAAATATTACCTTTACGTAGATTTAAAGATATTATAAAAAAATAACAATGAAAGGAAATCCTAAAATAAGTGTCAAACAAATAGTAGCTGCTGTAATACGTAATTTAGGTATCCAAGATGCTGCAAGAGAATTTCACAATTTTGTAGAATGGGCTTTTGAAGCTGAAAAGAAAATAGGTTCATATACAACATTTGATAAAAAAATAGCATCATTAATTGTTGTAGGTAAAAAAGTTTTATTACCTAACGACTTTTTAAACATGATAGACATCAGAAATCCGTTAGATTTATATGAGTCTACGTATGATTACAATACAAACATGTATGTATCAGGTGGTTTTTTGAACATAGACGTAGCAGATGGAGTTACTTTAGAGATGCACTACGAAGCAATAGCAACTGATGAAGAAGGATTTCCTACAATATCAGCAGCACATGAAGACGCTATAGCATCGTATATTATGTACAAATATAAAGGAAGAGAATATTATAATCAAAAACTTCCTAGATATGTTTATCAAGACCTTAAACAAGAATGGTCATATCAATGCGCTCAAGCTAGAGGTAAAGATAATATGCCTACTAAACAACAATGGAGATGTATAAGTAATTATTGGAATTCTCTTAGACCGCAAAATAACGATTCACGTAAACTGTTTTAATAATGGCGCAACCTAATAAGAAACCTAATTCGTTCTCTAAGGGGATGATGTCAGATTTAGATGCAAATGCTTTACCACCAGATACTTACAAAGAAGCTGTTGGAGTTAGACTTTTAACAAGAGATGACAACTCTTTTGTTTTAAAAAATGCACAAGGTAATACAATATTTACAACTTTATCAGATTCAATTAATACAATTACGTTTTCAGATGCTTTAGCACTTGCGTCTTCCAATATTACATCTTTAACAAACCCGATGTTATTAGGTTGGAAAATTACCATTACAGGTGATGATGGTTTTAATGAGGTTGTAGTAGAGGCAAAACAAGGTATACTATTTGCTAGTCAAACTTGGGGTGTAGGCGGTGGCTATGACCAAAATGTAGACTCTAATACAATGATGATTGTAGGTTTGTCAGTTGCTTTACAAAATAGTACTGTATCAAATAAATTAAATATTCACATAGGTTTAGTTAATAATGTATACACAATAACTTATAGCAATAGGCTCACAGAAAACATGACTATTGCAATCGAACCATTTCTTACACATGGCTCAGGAGAAACAGTTGCATTTGAGTATAAAAATTATCCAGGTACTCTAGGTACAACAAGTGTTTTATATGAAACATTAGGTGTAGCTGAATTTTCTAATTACATTGCTATTATAGCAAAAACTTCTACAACAAATGCATTAGATGCAATATTTAAAATTACACCATCTGATGATTTTACATCATCAACAACAGATGTAATTTTACGTACAGACTTAGGATTAACATCTAAAGAATTGTTAAGAGTAGAATTATCAGAAGAAAACGAACATTTTCATAGAATTTATTGGACAGACGGAGTAAATCCTTTAAGAACAATAAATTTGAAAGAAAATCCTAACTATTATTTAGAAAAAACTGCAGATGATTTAAATGTTTTTAAAGAATCAAAATTATTAGCACCTGCAGTGCAAGACATAATAGGTGGTGGTAATGTTTCTTGTGGTGCTCACTCATATTGTTATAGACTCGTTACAACGGATGGAAAAACATCTAGAGTGTCTAACATAACAAATCCTATAAACATCGTTAAAACAGTTCCTAATACTAGCTATCACGAAACATTAGGTGGTAGTCTTAGCACGAACTCATCTAACGCTGTATCGTTACGTATAGATAATATAGATAACTCTTATGGTACTATACAAATAATAGACATTACTTACACTTCAGCAGAAGGAGCAATTACAGCTAATATAATATCAGAAAGTCAAATTACCTCTAGTTCTTTTAATTACACTCATAATGGTAATGAAACTAAAGTATCAATATCTATAGGAGAGCTATTAAGAAGTCATGTTAGTTGGAATATATGTGCAGACATAGCAATTAAAGACAATAGATTGTTTGCAGCTAATTTAACTAATAATGCTGATTCTATTGATGTAGATTTTAGAGTCAAATCTTATAAATACGCATCAGACGGTACAGGAACAGCTACTACATACACAGGCACTGAAAATACTGATATACACGAAGACACTCTATATGTAGATGGTAGATTTGGTTTTTTAGAAAAAGCTCATACAGCAAAAATACCAGGTGCAGAAACACCAAATTACGATAATATAACAGATGGTGTTCGTGTTACATTTGCAACTAAAAAGTTTGATTTATCACAAGTTAAATATTTTGATAATTCAAATGTTTTCGATACTACAAATACAAGCTCAAAAGCTAAAACTACAGTTGGCCAAGTGCCACATTACGGGTATATTGACAAAACAATAGATGGTGGTTTTAATAATTACAAGAATCCATTATTCACTGAAAAGTTCACTGGATACCAAAGAGGTGAAATATATAGATTTGGTATTTTGTTTTACGACCTTAACGGAAATCCAACTTTTGTTAACCCTATAGGTGATATACGTATGCCTGATGGTATTATGGAATATGTTACAAATGACAGTAATAATGGTCGAGTGGTAGGTAATACTGCTGATGGACAATTAACATTTAAGCACGCAGGTAATATTACAAAAAAAATAAATTCTGTAGTTAAATCTAGTAATACTACATTAACATTAAACGGTATAGGGTCTCAAGTATCTATAGGTGATATAGTTAGTGGTGTTGGTATACATCCTGGAGCTTATGTTGCATCTATAGCAGGTGATAATAATTCTGTTACAATCAGTATGGCTGCTACAGATAGTAATACAAGCAACTTGTATTTTGATACACCTACAGATGACGTACATGGATTTGTTATGTATCCTAAGTTTCAAGTTAAGCTTTCAGCAGATACTAGGTCTAAAATAAGTGGATATTCAATTGTAAGAGTAGATAGAACTGAGCAAGACAAGTCTGTATTATCATCAGGTGTTCTAAATCAAACCATTATACATTCTAATGTTGATGGAAATGATTCTATGAAACACAAAAATGGTACAATGTTTTCTAATATTTATTCACCTGCACAAACTCATCAATCTGTTTCATGTAGTACTTTTACTTATGATACACCAGAATCTACTCTTGGTAGTTTAAATTATTCTAAAAAAAGTGGTGATAAAATTAAGGTAGTCGCACGTTTAGATGCAGGGTTTGAAGATTTTACTACTGACAATGTTCCAGACTTTGATACTATAGGTTCAGAAGTTGAAATAAACCATTTAAGACAATACGAAGCTTCATATAAAAATTTCTTATTATCAGGTAGATACGACCCAAAATCAAACTCAAGTGTTAACTCATATCAATACTCACAAAAAGTAATATACACTCAATATTACACAGGAGTAAACGATGTTATAAATGCTACTACAGGAAATGCACAAAACATCAACAGGGGTATAAGAGAGATTGATTACGGTCAAAATATAGGTCCTGCTGAATCTGTATCAAGTAACAAACAAGGATACGATAATCATGGTACAGGTAGAACAACTAGACCTTTTGTAAACAAAGCTCGATTACAACAATCAGAAAACGTTTTTGTGCATGTACCTGATGAATTTACCGATAAAAAACTACAAAATCATGTAAGTGGAAGTGGTGTAACTTTACATGGTGTAGAATCAATTTATATATCTTTGGGTGGTAGAACAGAAACTGCTAATCCTACAAATATAGAAGCTTATGAAATACAGCCTGAACATTTTGAAATAGGCAGAGAGGTAGATAGTACAAATAAAAATCCATTTGTATTAAATTATAATTCTGGTGCTGAAGTTGATAAACAATATTGTTTTGCACAAAAACTTTATGGACAAATTAGACGTGATATAAGAGAAAGTCAATATGGTGGTAGTTTGCCATCTAATTACGAGTCAAACCAATATATATCTACAGGTCATGTAAACTTTAATCCACAAGCACTAAATAACGATGAAGTGTTTGGTGGTGATACTTATATTAATATGTATTCTTTACAAAAATTTGCTAGAGAAGATGGTATTAGTTTAGGGTCTACAATGTATCCATCCCCAGCTATAATATTTCCTGTAGAATCTACGGTAAATATAGATTTAAGAGATGGAACGTTTTTCGGCAGTACAGATAATTTAAGTTATTTAGCTCATGATGCGTTTTTAATTAATGAAACATATAAAGCTAGAAACACATCTAAAACGTTTTTACAAAAACCTGCAAATTTTAAAGATGTAAATAATTACGGTAATTTAATAGCAGCTTCTAATTTAAAGTTAGCAGGTAATTTATTTGACGCATTTACAACTTGGGATGCCAATGAAATTCACGAACTTGATAATAGTAAAGGTGCTATATACAATTTGTTTAATTTACGTAATGAATTGTTTGCAATACAAGCAAATGGAGTAAGTAAATTATCAATTAATCCTAGAGTGGTTGTAGATAACGCAGATGCTGCAGCTGTAACGATAGTAACAGGAACAGGACAAGTGATACAGAGAAGTGATTATGTAGACACAATGTATGGTAGTCAGCATTATAACAATTTACTTGTAACCAATACTTCTGCATATTGGTATGATTCACATATGTCTGCTTTTTGTAAGTTAGCATTTGGACAAGGAATTGCTGTACAAGATTTAGGTATAACAACACAAAATGCTAATATATTTAACGCACTTAAAAATTTAACTATAGGCGATAAACCACTAGATTATTCAGTTGGTGGTATAGCTTTGTATCACAATAAAATATTTGATGAAGTAGGTATTTGTATTACAACTGCAAATAACACTAATATTACTCATATGGTTTATAGTGAGTTACAAGATGTAATGGTTTCTAAAAGAAAAGACGTTGTTTCGTTAGCTTTTAATTTACCAGGAGAGTTACTTACTGTAGGTAGAAATTCTGGAGTTACGTCTATAGACGCTTCTAAAATATACTTAGAAAACTCAAATAGTAATTATAACCAATATTACGCGGCGTTAAATAATTACACTTTAGATGTCACTTTTGTTTGTAATGAAAACGTATATACAACTAAAAAGTTTGATAAATTAGTTCTTTATCTGTCTGGAAATGAGAATGCCCAAAAATTTACTACTTTTACATTTACAGATTCTGTAAGCAACTCATCTTTTACGCAATCAGTGAATGATAACTTAATTAGAATGTCACATGGCAAGCATGTAATACCAATAACAAATGCAGACGGAACAGCTAAAGCTACAGGTCAACATTTAATAATAAATATACAAAGTTCAAGTAGTTCTTCAATAGAATTGTTTGG